GCACGCGCAGGTGACGGATCCGGCGAAAGCGGACAAGCTCCGCGCGGCCGTGCGGGCGCTGCTGGAGCGGGAAAGGACGGTGTGGGGATGAGCAATCCGAACCCAGGGACAGAGAATATCAAGTGGATTAAGTACGGCGGTGCCGTCGTGATAAGAGGCGGCTACGACGAGAGCATGATCAAGGACGCAGAGAGATTTCTGGCAGAGCAGGCGGTTGAAACTGTTCGCCAGATCATGGAAGAAGATCGAAGCGTGTTCAGATTCCGAAAGGGCGCGGAAGCTAACGAGGTAGTCGTCGAATGGCGGATCAAAATTCCAAAATTCAACTGGAGGGAATGGTGACAACGATGAAAATTTACATTGCGGGGGCGATTACAGGGGATCCGGAATACCGGGAGAAGTTCCGGCGGGCCGAGGAGGCCGTGCGGGCAGAGGGCCACGTCGCGGTGAACCCGGCGGTGCTGCCGGAGGGGCTGGAGCCGGGGGACTACATGCGGATCTGCACGGCGATGCTCGACAGCTGCGACGCGATCGCACTGCTGCGCGACTGGGCGCACAGCAAGGGCGCATGTATCGAGATGACCTACGCGCAGTACGTCGGGAAGAAACTTATGAGACTGTGGGACATGCCGGACGGGCTGTGGCTCAGGGAGGGGATTTGAGATGGAACATCAGGTAACGCCGGAGGTGCTGGCGGCGGCGCTGCGGTGCTCGGCGGCGGAGGACGTGCATGAGACACACTGCGAGACATGCCCGTACTATGTGGTGGAGGATCTGAGCGGGGAAGAAGCCGCGTTTTTCGGGGAGAAATGGACAACGTGCGACGTCGACCGGATGGCGCTGGACGCGGCGGCGATGATCGAGGAGCTTTCCGGGAGGGACGTATGAGCGGATGGGATTCGCGGCTCGAGAAGGGGCCGGACGGGCAGAAGTGCAGGACGTGCATCTACCGGGCGGCGAACCGGTACGGGCCGTGGGGCTGCGGCTACGCGGACGTGACGGGGCAGTCGAAGCTCGCAGCGTTCCCGGACGCGGAGCCGGGGACGCGGGCGGGGCGGCACTGCATCGTCTATCAGCGCGGGAGGGCCGCGAAGAAGCAGGCGCCGATCCTGCCGCAGAAGACGAAGAAGCCGCCCGCAGAACCGAAGCCGAAGCGACAGGAGAACTGGACACCTTGGCGGAGCAAAGCGCAGATCGCAGACGAGCGGCGGGCGCTCTACGACCTCGGGTGGACAGACGGGCAGATCGCGGCACGGCAGGGCATGAGCCGAGAGACGATCAAAAAATGGCGGCAGCGCAACGGGTATCCGGCAAACGGATGGCCGATGAAGAAAGCAGAAAAGGCCACGTGATTTTGCAAAGATGGTCCGGCGGGAAGGCCGGGCCATCTTTGGAGCATCACCGGGAGAAGAGAGACACCCTATATAATACGCGTGCGCGCGTATTTTGGTCGGGTCCTTAAAGACCTAAGTATACGGACAGGAGGCAGAAAACGCAGATGGGAGGGAAATGGATGATCCGCACCTACAAGTCCGGGAGGGTAATCGAGAAGAGCAAGTTCTGGGTGCCGGCACAGGCGAGGCCCAGAGCAGGCCGGGTGAAGAACAACACGAGCGCCGCCAAGCGCGACCAGAACGCAAGGCGGGCTGTGCGCACGCTGGCGCGCACGATCAACTGCAACTTCGGGGCGAAGGATCTGTTCGTCACGGCGACGTTTGACGACGGGACACTGGCGCAAATCGGCGGGGACTACGCGCAGCTCACGCGGCTGCTGGGCAACTTCATGAAGCGGCTCAAGCGGAAGGTGCGCCGGGAAGGCGCAGAGCTTCGGTGGGTGGCCTGCCCCTCCGCGATGGACGGAGAAACGGGCAAGCCCGTGCGCCTGCACGTACACATGGTGATCAGCGGCAATGGAATCCGGTGGGAGGACGGCCAGTGGATGGTCGGGAGCGAGACGCTCGGCTCCATCTGGGCGATGGGCAGTCTCTACGCGGAGCCGCTGCGCGGGCAGGGCGACTATACGCCGGTGGCGGTCTACATGCTGCGCCAGGCGCGCCGCGACGTGCCGGACGCGAAGAAGTACAGCTGCAGCCGGAACATGAAGCAGCCGGAGATCACCGAGCGCGTGGTACATACGGGCCGGGCACTGCGCCAGCCCGCGCGGGCCTATCTGCTGGAGAGCAGCGCATACGACGCGGAGACGGGCTGCCACTACATCCGCTATCTGGCGCCGGAGGAAAAGCACGATGCAGACGAAAGATAGCGCGCGGGCGGTCTGCCCGTGGTACGAGTGGAGCACGGAGAAACTGATCGTCTGCGCGGGGACAGAGCCGGGGCAGACGATCCGGATGCAATTCCGGGGGCGAAAGAAAAAAGAACAATGGTTCGAGCGCTGCTGCGCCGGGTACGACTACGGGAAATGCGTGGTCTGCCGGGCGCTGACGGCGCACAGCGAAGAGACATAGCCGCGCGGGGAGACCTGCGCGGCCTTCCGGCATACGCCAGCGGGGAGAAATTGCCGCCGCCCGGCGGTTACAATGGGCAGGAAGGGGCGGTGAGCGCATGGCACAGGCCAAGCTGAGCGAAAAGCGAAAAAAGAAGATCATCGCGGACTACGCGGTGGAGGGCAGTTACCGGGCGGCGGCACGGAAAAACGGCGTGAGCCCGAACACGGTGCGGCGGCTGGTGCTGGCGGATCCGGAGAGTGCGCGGGCTGCGCAGGACAAAAAAGGCGCGTGCGCGCGCGATATATTGAGCTACATGGACGGGCAGAGGGACACCGTGTGCAGCATCATCGGCACAGGACTGGAGGTTCTGTCGAGCCCTGAGCGGATGGCGAACGCGAGCCTGCGCGACATCACGACGGCGATCGGCACGCTGATCGACAAGTGGACGATGGCGGCGCAGGCCGGACGCAGCCGCGAGCCGATCACGATCGAGATGCCCGAGAAGGCGAAGGAGTACGGCGAATGAAGCTGGTCATTGACGGGCCGAACGAGAAGCAGGCGCTTTTTCTGCTGGACAAGCACAAGTACATCGCATACGGCGGAGCGCGCGGCGGCGGGAAGAGCTGGGCCGTGCGGACGAAGGCAAAGCTCATGGCGCTGCGGTATCCGGGAATCCGGCTTCTGATCGTGCGCCGGAGCTATCCGGAGCTGATCAACAACCACATCAACACGCTGCGCAAGGAGCTGCTGGGCGTGGCCAAGTACAACGACAAGGACAAGGTGCTGCGGTTTATCAACGGGTCGACGATCAACTTCACGTACTGCGACCGGGACCAGGATCTCGACCGCCTGCAGGGCGTGGAGTACGACGTGATTTTTCTGGACGAGGCGACGCAGCTGTCGGAATACCAGATGAAAACGATCGTGGCGTGCGTGCGCGGCGTGAACGACTTTCCGAAGCGGGTATATTTCACCTGCAACCCCGGCGGGCAGGGACACGGGTACATCAAGCGGCTGTTCATCGACCGGCGGTTCGAGGTAGGGGAGAACCCGGCGGATTACGCGTTTATTCAGGCGCTCGTGCGCGACAACACGGCGCTGATGCAGACGCAGCCGGAATACATCCGGCAGCTGGAGGCGCTGCCGCCGCATCTGCGCGAGATGTGGCTGGAGGGGCGCTGGGACGTATTCGCGGGGCAATTCTTTGAGGAGTTCCGGCTGGATCCGGATCCGGCGCTCTGCAAGCTGGCGGGGGTCACGGCGGAGGAGGCGGCGCAGCAGCACCGCTTCACGCACGTGATCGCGCCGTTCCGCATCCCGCGTGGGTGGAAGATCTACCGCAGCTACGACTTCGGCTACAACAAGCCGTTCTCGCTGGCGTGGTGGGCCGTGGACTACGACGGGGTGATCTACCGCATCAAGGAAATGTACGGATGCACGGGCGAACCGAACGAGGGCGTGCGCCAGACGCCGGACGAACAGTTCCGGCGGGCGGTGGAGATCGAGCGGACAGACCCGCTGCTCGCGGGGCGGAAGATCGAGGGCGGCGTGGCCGACCCGGCCTGTTGGGACACATCGCGCGGCGAGAGCGTACAGGAGACGGCGGGGCGGTACGGCATCTACTTCGAGCCGGGGGACAACGCCCGGATTGCGGGGTGGATGCAGTGCCACTACCGGCTGCAGTTCGACGCGCAGGGATATGCGCGGTGCTACATCTTCGACACGTGCAAGGACTTCATCCGGACGATCCCGCTGCTGATGTACGCGAAAACGAAACCGGAGGACGTGGACACGGAGCTGGAAGATCACTGTCTCACGGGGGACACGCTGGTTCTCACGGAGGATGGCTACAGGCCGATTGAACGTCTCGTCGGGACGACGGGGCGCGTGGTGTCCTCGGACGGGAAGCTGCACCGGTACGGAGACGTCCGGAAAACGCGCACAAATGCCGAGGTTCTCGAGATTGAGCTGGAGGACGGCACCAAGATACGATGCACCGATGACCACAGATTCATGCTTCCGGACGGCGCGTGGGTACGCGCCGCGGATCTGTCGGCAGGGATGGAGGTAAAGAGCTATGGAAGTTCAGAAAATCAGCAAGACAGTCCAGCGGTTTAACGGCGTGACCTACTACCGCTGCGGAGAGTATTTTCAGCGCAAGGGGCACAGGCTGCACAGGGCTGTGTGGGAGTATCACAACGGAGAGATTCCCGGCGGGTATCACGTCCACCACAAGGACGGCGACAAGAGCAACAACGACATAGAAAACCTCGCGCTGCTCAAACAGAGCGAACACCTGAGCCGGCATATGCGCACGCCGGAGCGGAGGGCAGAGAGCGCCGAGAGCATCAAGGCGGCCAGAGAAGCGGCGCGGGCGTGGCACGGATCGGCCGATGGGCTGGCCTATCACGCAAGGCGCGGGCGCGAAAACTGGGAAAAGCGGAAGATGCAGACCTACACATGCAGCTTTTGCGGCAGGGAGTTTCAGACAAAGTTTGTCTACCCGAAGGGCTCGAACCACTTCTGCAATCCGAATTGCAAGGCAAAATTCCGCTGGAGGAGGCTGCACGGTGAAAATCAGAACAATTAGGCGCGCGGGGCGGGCGGACGTTTTCAACATGGAGGTCGCGGAGACACACGACTTTGTGATTCAGGGCGGCGTGATTTCCCACAACTGCGCCGATGAGTGGCGGTACATGTGCATGTCGCGGCCGGTGGCGCCGATTCTGCGCGAGGAGAAGGAGACGCCGTGGGCGGATCCGCTGAACCAATACGAACGAAAGTGAGGAGCACACATGGACGAGGTACAGGCCGGGAAGATCGGCCGGGAGCAGCTGCTGGAGTGGACGAAGACGCTCGAGCGGTACCGCGCGGGCAAGGCCAGCGTGGACGCGCGGGCCATCAGCGCGGAGAGCTGGTGGAAGCTGCGCAACTCCGGCGAGGAGGACAGACAGGACGGCATCGCGCGCGACGGATTCCGGTCGCGGTCGGGCTGGCTGCACAACGTGGTGACGAACAAGCACGCGGACGCGATGGAGGCCTATCCGGAGCCGGTGGTGCTGCCGCGTGAGCCGGGCGACCGGCAGGAGGCGAAGACGCTGTCGGCGATTCTGCCGGTGATTCTGGAGCAGAACCAGTTTGAAAAGACCTGGTCGGAGGCGATGTGGCAGAAGCTCAAGATCGGGACGGGCTGCTACAAGGTCGTCTGGGACGGGAATAAGCTCGGCGGGCTCGGCGACATCACGGTGACGCGGGCGAACCTGCTGAACCTCTTCTGGGAGCCGGGCAAGAGCGACATCCAGCAGTCGCGGTATGTGTTCCAGACGGAGCTGGCCGACCGGGATCTCGTGGAGGAGGCATATCCGCAGTGCAAGGGGAAGCTCAAGGGCGACATCTTCACGGCGAAAAAGTTCCTCTACGACGATACTGTCCCGACGGACGGGAAGGTGACGGTCATTGAGGTCTACTACCACGTGGGGAAGATCCTGCATTACTGCAAGTACGTGGGAGACGTGGTGCTCTACGCGACGGAGAACGAGACGGACGCGCCGACACGCACGGTGGTGCAGCCGGGGCCGGACGGCCAGCCGGTGACGCTGGAGGTCCCGGCGGGGCGGCCGATGGCGGAGACGGGGCTTTATGACCACGGGAAATATCCGTTCGTGCTGGATCCGCTGTTCCCGGTGGAGGGCTCGCCGGCGGGTTACGGATATGTCGACCTGTGCAAAAACCCGCAGACGGAGATTGACCTGATGCGCACGGCGCTGGTGAAAAACACGATCTCGGGCGCGACGCCGCGCTACTTTGTGCGGCAGGACGGCGCGATCAACGAGGCGGAGCTGCTGGACGTGAACAAGCCGGTCGTCCACACGACGGGGAACCTCGGGGAGGATTCGATGCGGGTGCTCGACTACACGCCGCTGCCGGCGAACTACGTGGCGATGCTGCAGGAGACGGTGCAGGAGCTGCGCGAGACGAGCGGCAACACGGAGACGGCATCCGGCTCGACCTCGGCGGGTGTGACGGCGGCGAGCGCGATCGCGGCGCTGCAGGAGGCGAGCGGCAAGGGCTCACGCGACAGCACGAAGAGCGGCTACCGCGCGTACCGGGAGATCGTGGGGCTTTGCATCGAGCTGATCCGGCAGTTTTACGACGCGCCGCGTCAGTTCCGCATCACGGGCGAGAACGGGCAGGAGCAGTTCGTGAGCTACGACAACGCGGGGCTGCAGCCGCAGGCGCAGGGCGAGATCTCCGGGGTGGACATGGGCTACCGGGTACCGGAGTTCGACATCTCGGTGCAGGCGCAGAAACAGACGGCCTACACGACGATGGCGCAGAACGAGCTGGCGCTGCAGTTTTACCAGCTGGGCTTTTTTAACCCCCAGCAGGCAGACCAGACGCTCATGTGCCTGGACATGATGGAGTTTCGGGGCAAGGAGAACGTCGTGGCGAAGATCCGGCGGATGGGGACGCTCTACGACCAGATGCAGATGCTGCTGCAATACGCGGCGACGCTCGCGCAGAAGGCGCAGGACGCCGGGGCGCTGGCGCAGCTGCAGAGCATCGCGGCGGGCATGGGCGGCCAGCTGGCGCAGGGACAGCCGGTGGATATGCCGGGCGGCGACGAGGAGAGCGGCCACGTACAGAAAGCGCGCAGTCAGGCGCGGGCGGCTTCGCAGCCGGAGGGCGGCGCATGATCCGGGTGGAGTGCAGCCCGCAGGCGCTGACGCTGCGGGTGGAGGGGCACGCATACCGCGGGAAACCGGGGGAGGACATCGTATGCGCGGCGGCGTCGATGCTGGCCTATACGGCGGGGTACATGCTCGTGCAGGCGGAGGAGCGCGGCGAGGCGCGGGACGTGGTGACGGTCTACGACAGCGGGCTGGCGCAGATCTCGGCCAGAGCGGCGAACGCGGCGTGCGCGCGGCGTCTCGAACGGAGCTTCGCGGACATCTGCGCGGGGTTTCGATTGCTGGCAAAGCAGGAGCCGGATGCGGTGCGCGTGAAAATAATTTAGACAACGGGGAGAAAAACGGGGAGCGGATGGGTTATGCTGGGGTTGCCGGGAGCGGGGGCCCCGGCGGCATCCATTCCTCCTTTTCCTTTCTGGGGCCCGGCGCGCACGCGCCGGGCATACGCATGCGGCAGCCCAAACGCGGGGGCAGCACCCGCGGCATGCGCCATATGGGCTCGTCCACCAAACGGACAGACAATCATGGAGGGAAAGACATGATGGAGAAGCATTGGCTGCAGCTGTTCGCCGAGGGCGCGGGCGGCCAGACGGGCGGAGAAACCGCTCCCGACGCCGGGGAGCAGACTTTGGAGCAGCTGGGCGTCCCGGCCGAGCTGATCCGCAAGCGGGCGAAGCGCACACCGCAGAAGGCGGCCGCACTGGCGGCACCGACGCAGGAAGCGCAGCGGGTCGCCGCCGCAGAGCAGCCGGAGGAAACCAAGGCTGCACAGAAGAGGATGACCTGGGACGAGATCATGGCAGACCCGGAATACAACCGGCAGATGCAGGAGACCGTCCGGCAGCGGCTCAAGGACAGCCGGGGCGCAGAGGAGCGCCTGCACGCACTGGATCCGGCGATGCAGATTCTCGCGCAGCGGTACGGCCTGAAAGACGCGGCGGACAGCAAGGCACTTGCCAAGGCGATTCTGGAGGACAACAGCTTTTACGAGGACAAGGCCGCGCAGATGGGCGTGGAGCCGGACGTGGCCCGGCGGATCGACCAGATGGAGCGCTTCGAGCAGCAGCGTGAAGCGGAAGCGCAGCGCAGCGAGCAGGAGAAAGCCATGCGGGAGCACTTCCGCAGTCTCGCCGAGCAGGAGGCGGAGCTGAAAAAGACGGTGCCGGACTTCGATCTGCAGCGGGAACTGCAGAACCCGACGTTTCTGCGCATGACGGCGCCGGGCTCGGGGCTGCGCGTGGCGGACGTGTATTTCGCGCTGCACCGGCAGGAGCTGCAGGAGGCGGCGCGCAAGCAGGCCGCGCAGGAGGCGGCACAGAAGATCTCAGCCTCCGTCCGGGCGGGCTCGAACCGGCCGGTGGAAAACGGGGTATCCTCTCAGGCCCCCTCGACGGGGAGCATCGACTACGCACACATGACGAGAGCGCAGCGGCAGGCGCTCAAGGACGAGATCCTGCGCGCCGCTGCCAGAGGGGAGAAGATCTATCCGCAGTGAGGGGACTTCTCCCGGAGAGGAGAAGCATATGAAAACTTTTGAAACGATGAATCTGCAGCTGTTCGCGGACGCCGGCACGCTGGTGAACGCGACGGGCAACTACGTCAACGCATACGACGGCACCGTGACCGCATTTTCCGGCGTGAACACGCTGAACCCCGCGCTGAAGACGTATTACGACACGGAGCTGCTGGAAAACGCGCGCATCACGATGATCTACTCGCAGTTCGCGAAGAAGCAGCCGCTGCCAGCGAACCACGGCAAGACCGTCGAGTGGCGCAAGTGGAACACGTTCGCGCGGGCGGCGAAGCTGACTGAGGGCGTGATCCCGACGGGCCAGAAGTTCGGCCAGAGCGCCAAGACGGCATCCATCAGCCAGTACGGCACCTACGCCGCGATCTCCGACCAGCTGGAGCTGCACGCGTTTGACCCGGTGATTCTGGGCGCGACGGAGGAGATGGGCGCGTCGATGGCGGAGACGCAGGAGATTCTGATCCGCGACGCGCTGCTGACGGGCACGAACGTGCTCTACTGCGACAACGTCAAGGACGACGGCACGGTCGTCTCCACGCCGACGAGCTGCGCGACGATGGCGGCGGGCGGCCAGACCGCGAGCGCCGACAACGGCTGGGCGCTTCTGACGCCGGACATGGTCGCCAAGGCCGTGACGAAGATGAAGAAGGACCGCGTGCCGACCATCAACGGCAAGTACGTGGCCGTGATCCATCCGTCCGTTGCCTATGATCTGCGCAAGAGCGACGCGTGGATCGAGGCGCACAAGTACGCATCGCCCGAGGAGATCTACAACGGTGAGATCGGCGAGCTGCACGGCGTGCGCTTCATCGAGAACTTCATGGCGCCGGTGCTGGGCGGCACGAGCTACAAGAACAAGGCCGAGGGCGTGACCTACGCGACGTATTTCTTCGGCAAGGACGCTTTCGGCATCATCGACCCGGCGGGCGGCGGCGCGGAGATGATCATCAAGGACAAGGGCACGGTCGGCGGTCCGCTCGAGCAGTTCAGCACGGTGGGCTATAAGTTCGAGACGAACGGCGCGACGATCCTGTATCCGGAGCGCGTGCTGCGCGTGATGAGCGTGTCCAGCTACTCGGCGACGGACAGCGCGAACTGACAGACGCCCCCACCGGCGGGGCGAGAAACAGGAGGAACACATGGCAGAAGAGAAGAAAAAGGCCGCAGAGGTTACAGTGCCTGCGGACGACGGGCGCGAGGATATCTTTATCCCGCGCGGGCCGAAGAACGACGACCCGAACCTGTTCGTCTCGGTGAACGGGAAGAACTACCTGCTGCCGCGCGGCCAGAAGTCGCGCGTGCCGCATGAGGTGGCAGAGGAGATTCACCGCGCGTGGGAGGCGGAGGAGATCCGCACACGCAACGAGGAGAAGCTCGCAAACGGTGAGCCGCTGACGGGCGAATAACAAACCACAGAGGAAGGGGAGAGACGGCGACGTTTCTCCCCTTTCGCGCTATGAGGAGGGAAACGCATGAAAGCAAGCGAGATGCTGGATCGGGTAGACACGTTCAAGCCGAACCAGTATACAGAGCCGCAGAAGCTCGGGTGGCTGCTGCAGCTCGACGGGCAGATCTGGCGGGAGATCATTCGGACGCACGAGGGCGGCGAGGACATCGCGCAGCCGGACGGCAGCGCGGGCGTCGAGAGGGAGCTGCTGGTGCCGGAGCCGTGGGCGGGGGATCTCTACAACTACTGGCTGCAGGCGATGATCGACCGGGAAAACGGGGAGATCGGGAAGTACAACCAGACGAGCCAGCTGTATAACCAGGCGTATCTGACATACGCGGGGTATTACAACCGGACGCACATGCCGATCGGCTGCGGGCCGATGAAGATTTGAGGAGGGGTGAGGAATGTATCTGCCGACGCTGAAGGAGAACAAACAGTCGCGGCTCATGACGAGCGAGTTCGGCGGCTATGACCGGCGGCTGCGCATCGGGGACGGGCAGTGGTGCGAGATGCAGAACATGACGGGCGACTGCTACCCGATGCTGGCGAGCCGCACACCGCGCGGGATCGGCGAGGAGATTGCAAGCCCGGCGGGGCTGACGGCCAAGGACGCGCTGATCTGGGTATCGGGATCAAAGATCGTGATCGGCGGGAAGGCCGTGGAGCTGGGGTTGAGCGAGGGCGTGAAGCAGCTGGTGAGCATGGGCGCGTATCTCGTGATCTGGCCGGATCGGAAGTACATCAACACGGCGGACACGACGGACTGCGGGGGCATCGACGCGGCGTTCGCGGCCGGGGAGAGCGCGCAGGTGCAGCTGGCGATGTGCGACGCGGAGGGCGCGCTCTATGAGAACGTGGCGCAGACGGAGCCGACCGCCCCGGCGGGCGGGACGCTCTGGGTCGACGGGAAAGTGCTCAAGCGGTGGGACGGGACGAGTTCGATGTGGATCTCCGTCCCGACGGTCTACACGAAGATCAGCTGCACGGACATCGGAAAGAGCTTTTCGGAGGGCGACGGCGTGACGCTGGCGGGGATCGCCTACACGGGAGACAGCGAAACGGTGAAGGCCGAATACGCCGCGCTGAACGCGAGTAAGGTGATCCAGAAAAAGGGTGACAACTGGATCGTGGTCGTGGGGCTGGTGAGCCGGAACGCGGCGCAGACGGGCGGGCTGACCGTCAAGCGCGAGGCACCGGAGATGGACTACATCTGCCAGGCGCAGAACCGGCTCTGGGGATGCCGCTACGGCGTAAAGGATGGAAAAGCCGTGAATGAGGTCTATGGGTGCAAGCTGGGAGACTTCAAGAACTGGACGTGCTACGCGGGGCTTTCCACGGATTCGTGGGCGGCGCAGGTCGGATCGGACGGCGCGTGGACGGGCGCGGTGAACTATCAGGGCTACCCGACGTTCTTCAAGGAAAATGTGCTGCACCGGATCAGCGTCTCCGGCGCGGGGGCGCACCGGGTGACGGACACGCCGTGCCGCGGCGTGCAGAAGGGCAGCTGGCGAAGTTTGTGCGTGGTGAACGAGGTGCTCTACTACAAGGGGCGGACGGAGATCTGCGCCTATGACGGGTCGGTGCCGGTGGCGGTGAGCGCGGAGCTGGGCGACGAGCGGTACAGCGAGGCGGTCGCCGGCGGGTACGGGCGGAAATACTACATCTCGATGAAAAACAGTTCCGGAGCATACGAACTGCTGGTCTATGACGCGGCGCGGGGGCTCTGGCACAAGGAGGACAACGTACAGGCGATCATGTTCGCGGCGGCGGACGACGATCTGTTCTATATCGACGCGGCGACAAACAGGCTCGTCGCGGCGAACGGCACGCAGGGGACACGCGAGGGTGACGTGGAATGGAGCGTGGTCTCGGGGATCATGGGCTATGAGTACCCAGACCACAAGTATCTGAGCCGGTTTGACCTGCGGCTGCAGATGCGCGGGGAAGCGAATCTCTATCTGCAGTACGATTCCTCCGGGCAGTGGCACTACGCGGGGCGGCTGCTCTGGAAGAAGGGCACGACGCGCAGCTTCGCAATGCCGGTGATCCCCCGGCGGTGCGACCACGTGCAGCTGAAGCTCAGCGGCAAGGGCGAGATGCGGCTGTTCTCGATCGCGCGGATTCTGGAACTGGGGAGTGATATGTGATGGTACAGCTCAACACGCCGCCGATGCTGCGCGGCGGCGGACAGGCACAGCTCGCGCAGATGCGCTCATATCTCTACCAGCTGGCCGAGCAGCTGAACGGGGCGCTCAACGCCATCGAGGCGGACAGCCTGACCGAGGGGGCGAAGGCCACGCTCGGCAGTGGGGCCGCGGAGAGCGCGGCGCAGCAGGTGCGCGAGGACATGGGGAAAACCTCGTCGGTGCTGAAAGACCTGATTATCAAGACGGCGGAGAGCGTCCGCAGCGAGACGCAGCGCGTGGAGACGGAGCTTCGGAGCAGCTATGTGGCAAAGAGCGAATTCGGGGCATACCAGGAGCAGGTGGACGCGAAGTTTACCGCGACGGCGGAGAACGTGACGCAGAGCATCCGGTATGCGAGCGAGCTGGAGGGGCGGCTTGACGAGCAGGCGGGCGACCTGCAGGGGCTGATCAGCTATCGGACGGAGACGAAGGGCTACATCCGGCAGGGCATCGTCGGCTATGAGGATACGGTGCCGATCATCGGCATCGCGATCGGGCAGGACATCCAGACGACCGGCACGCAGAGCGTGGACGGGAAGACATACGACGTGATCGACACGAGCCACAACATGTCGGTCTGGACGAGCAAGAAGCTCTCGTTTTACGTCGAGGGCACGGAGATCGCGTATTTTTCAAACGGTGCGCTGCATGTGGGGCATGTGGAGCTTGACCGCATTACGGCGGCGGGCAAGTGGGACGTGAGCTTTTCGGACGGTGTGGCATTCAAGTGGATCGGAGGGTAAGAGATGGCACTATCAGGCGCATTTACCGGCACGACCGGCAACCAGTATATCTTTCCTACGATCAAGTGGTCGGCGGTGCAGTCGCAGGACGGGAACTACTCGGACGTGACGGCGACGCTATACTACAGCCGCAGCAACAGCGGATACACAACGAGCGGCACATGGTCTGGCGGCATCACGATCGACGGCCAGTGGACGGCGGGGAGCCGTCACATCGAGGTGTCGTATCAGTCGGGGACGCTTGCGATGAGCGCGACGGTGCGCGTGTATCACGACGCGGACGGAAGCCGCAGCGTGACCATCTCGGCGGCGGGGTATATCAGCGGCACGACGCTCAGCGCAACGGACATCTCGCAGACGGTGACGCTCGACCAGATCGCGCGGGCATCCGTACCAACAACGAACAAATCATCCATTGCGATGGGCGAGGAGATCATCATCTACACCAACCGTAAAAATACGGCCTTCTGCCACACGGCGCGCTACACCTTCGCGGGGCAGGCGGGCGACATTGCGGACTTTGACGCAGAAACGGCGTGGAACTGGTATTCGCTCGTGCCGAAGAAGTCGCTCGCCAACCGGATTCCGAATGCGGCGAGCGGCGTATGCACGGTCTACATCAAGACATGGAGCGACGGCAATCTCACGCAGCAGATCGGAGAGGAGCAGAGCGTGAGCTTTACGCTCACCGTCCCGGCGGATGCAAAGCCGGTGGTGTCCTCCGGATGGGCGGCGGCTGCGGCGGACAACAGCGGCGGGAAGGCATCGGCGCTTTCTGGTTTTATCAGCGGGTTTTCGCGGGCGCAGGTGACATTCTCCGCAGCGAAGATCGCGCCGCAGTACGGGGCGAGCATCAAGTCGTACAAGATCACCTGCGGCGGCGTGGGTGCGGATGCGTCCCCCTATAAGACGGGCGTATTGAGCGGGACGAGCGCAAGCATCGTATGCCGCGTGACGGATTCGCGCGGGCTATACGCGGAAGAGACGCTGACAGTGAGCCTTTACGGCTACGCCGCGCCGGCACTCACGGGGGCGAAGCTCTACCGGTCGGATGATGCGATGCTCCCGGCGGACACGGGGCTGCACATTGCGGGCGTAGCCACGGCAAAGTTCTCCTCGTGCGGCGGGGAAAACGTCTGTACGATCAAGGGCTATTGGCGGGCGGTCGGTGGATCGTGGAGCGCGGGCACCGCCATGACGAGCGGCGCGGCGGGGCTGGTGACGGGGGATGTGGATATCCTGACGACGGCCAGCTACGAGGCAAAGATCGAGATCGCGGACAAGCTCGGGAACACCGCGAGTTTCTCCGCCGTGATTCCGACGGCGGACGTGGCGTTTCACCTCCGCCCCGGCGGCAAGGGCGCGGCCTTCGGCAAATACAGCGAGAAGGAAGCTCTGGAGGTGGCATGGCCTGCGGAATTTCAGAAGGGCGTGACGGTCGGCGGGAAGGCCATCTGGGAGCTGATCTACCCCGTGGGCGCGATTTACATCTCGGCGGCGGCGACGGATCCGAAGACGCTCTTCGGCGGGACGTGGACGCGGATCAAGGATCGCTTTTTACTTGCTGCGGGCGACACCTTCGCCGCGGGAAAGACCGGCGGTGAAGCAAGCCACACGCTGACTGTGGACGAGATCCCGGATCATACGCACAGCTATCAGTACACCGGCCAGAGCACGGTCATAGGTACGGACACGATCCGGCTATATGACCGCAACGGACAGCCGAACCAGTACACGGGGCAGCAAAGCAGCAACTGCGGGGGCAAGGCGCACAACAACATGCCGCCGTACCTGACGGTTTACGTCTGGCAGCGGACGGCTTAGAAAGGAGCAGTATATGGCAACACTTCGAAAGGGCAGCACCGGGCAGGACGTGCGGGAGCTGCAGACGGCGCTGAACGGGAAGGGCTATACCCTGTCCGTGGACGGCATTTACGGCGACAAGACCGCGGCGGCGGTGCGGGACTACCAGCAGAAAAACGGGCTTTCCATGGTGGACGGCATCGCGGGAAACGAGACGTGGGGGAGCCTGCGCGCGGCAACGCAGAGCAGCACCCCGGCGCAGACAACAAATAACCAGCAGTACGGTTATGACGCAAGCGGGAACAAAGCGTATCAGGACGCGCTCAAGCGGCTGCAGGAGATGGAGGGGACGAAACCCTCCTACGACGCGACGTATGACAAGCAGCTGAGCGACCTCTACGAGAAGATCATGAACCGGGAGAAGTTTTCTTACGACGCGGCGAACGACCCGCTCTATCAGCAGTACCGCGAGATGTACACGCGCGAGGGCAAGGCGGCCATGCAGGACACGATGGGGCAGGCGGCGGCGCTCACGGGCGGCTACGGCTCGACGTATGCGCAGAGCGTGGGGCAGCAGCAGTACGACGCGTACCTGCAAAAGCTCAACGAGGTCGTGCCGGAGCTCTACAGCCAGGCACGGGAGGCCTATAACGACGAGGGCGACCGGATGATGCAGCAGTATCAGATGGTCGGGGACCTGCGCAGCGACGAATACAGCAAGTACCGGGACGCGCTGAGCGACTGGTGGCAGGGGCTGAACTATCAGACCGACCGGGCGGACAGCGCGTATAACCAGGGCTTCAACGAGTGGAGCAGCGAATACCAGAACCGGTATCAGGCAGAGCGCGACCGGATCTCGGACGAGCAGTGGCAGAAGCAGTTTGACGAGGCAAAGCGGGAGTATGAGCAGAGCTACGCGCTGCAGCAGCAGGCGGCGAGAAGCTCCTCCGGTTCTTCAAGCAGACGGTCGAGCAGCAGCTCGAAGAGCTACGACAAGCACGGATACAGCGCGGAGCAGATCAAGGCGCTGCAGCGGGCGGCGGGCATCACCGCGGACGGCATCTGGGGCGCGCAGACGCAGGCCGCATATGAGGCGGGCTACCGCCCGGATTCCGGCGGGGATCTGAGCGGGTACACGCTGGTGAACAAAAACGGCAGCGGCTGGATCGCGCTGCAGAATAAGGACGGCCGCACGGGCGGGCGATTCTCCGAGGAGGAGATTCAGCGGATGATCGCGCGCGGCAAGGTCGAGGAGATCGTCGACCACAACAAGAAGACGGTCACATACCGAAAGAAATAACGGGAGGGAGCCATGAGCGATTTTCTGAAACGGAGGATTCAGGAGCGCGACGGGCAGCGGCGGGGCACGCAGGAGACGAGCGCGCCCGCCAGCTCGTTTTTGCAGCAGCGGATCCAGCAGAGGGACACGCAGCGCGCGGAGAGCGGCTACCGCGCGCCGAGAGGGACGCACAAGACGATGCTCGGCATGTCGCTCGAGGAGTACAAGGCCAAGCTCGACGAAGCGCTGGCGGCATGGAAGAGCACAAGCGCGACGACGGAGAGCGGCCTTGCAAACCCGAAGGAGGCACAGGCGCGCAAAACGTATCAGACGATGCGCAAGCAGTACAAGGCCCTGCAGCAGCGCGAGAGCGAGAAGCAGCAGGCGCAGGCGGCGCAGCAGGAGTATGACGAGCTGCGCGTCGCAGATCTGAACGCACTGAAGGAAAAGATGGACGCGGCGAAGGAATCGGCGGACGGCTCGGCGAAGGAGCGCGTCGTCGCGGGCAGCATCGTCAAGCAGAAGGACTCCGGCGCGCAGGCCGTCTACGAGGAGGCGGCGCGCAAGTATAACCTCGCGCAGCAGATCCAGTACGACGAGAAGGGCGAGCAGGCGCTCGCAAAGCTGAGCATCGACACGGCGGACGCGGTGGATACGCTCATCCGCAGCCCGGAGACGGGGACCTCCGTCATGAGCACGGGGCTGACGCGCGACCGCAAGCGCAGTGAGGCAACGCAGACGCTGGAGCGGGCCGGGTACACGCAGCAGGAGATCAGCGACCTTGTGAACTGGCGGCAGCGGCAGATCGACAGGGAAAAATACCAGAAGGCTGTGGAAAACCGGGAGAAGCTGGCAAAGGGCGGATTCCTCGGCGCGGCGGCCGCAACGCTCCTTTCTGTGCCGGAGACGCTCGCAAGCGGCGTCGGCGTGGCGGACCTCGCGATGCAGAACGCGATGAACAGCGGGACAGACCGTCCGGCGAACTACTACAGCGCGGCCATGCGGCCATACGCTAAAGCGAATACTGCACGCAGCACGATCTCCCAGAAGCTCGAACAGAACACCGACGCGGAGATCTTCGGGCAGAACATCGCGGCGGGCGCCTACAACATCGGGACGAGCATGCTCGATTCGACGGCGGTGGCGGGTCTGGCCGCGCTGGGCGTGCCGCCGCTGGCGGCGACGTCGCTGCTCGGCGGATCGGCGGCGACGAGCGCGATGGTGGACGCGAAGGACCGTGGCGTTTCGGACGAGCAGGCGGTGCTCACGGGCCTTGCGGCGGGCGTGGCGGAATCGCTGTTTGAAGAGGTGTCACTTGAAAAGCTGCTCAAGCTCAAGCCGGCGGTCGGGACGCTGGGGCAGCGGGTTCGCACGACGATCAAGAACGTGGGGCTGCAGGCGGCGACGGAGGGCTCGGAGGAATTCTTCACGACGCTGGCGAACACCATGACGGACAACCTGATCAATGGGGGACTGAGCGACTTCCAGCAGAATCTCCGGGAGTACATGGAGCAGGGCATGAGCGAGGACGAGGCGCGGCGGCGCGCGTATCTGGATTTCGCGGGGCAGCTTGCACTCGACTTCGGCGGCGGCGCGATCGCGGGCGGATTGATGGCGGGCGGTCAGACGGCCGTCCAGACCGGGCAGCGCAACGCGGCGATTGCGCAGGAGTACGGCGACATTGCGCGCGGCGCGGCGCAGGAGCGGCTCGACACCAACGAGGGCGACCGGCTAGCGCAGGACGTGCAGAACCGAGTGAGCTCCAACCGGCGGGTCGGCGGCGGGGCCATCGCGGAGCTGGTGAGCCGGAACGTGCAGGCGCAGAACGCGCAGACGCAGACGGCCATCGCGGAAGCGGCGGCGCAGCGGCTGACGGAACTGGGCGAAACAGAGAACGTGGAAACCGTCGCACAGGCGGCGGCGCAGCTGACGGCGGACCCGACGATGAGCGCGGGCCGACGCCGGGCGGCGGAGAACGTCCTGAAGGGCAGCCGGTACGGCGAGCGCGTGCTCGGCGAGCTGACGGAGGGGATGCAGGCCGACAGCGCGGAGAGCGCCCCCGCCGCGGTGCAGGAGCAGAGCGCCGTGCCGAGCGCGGAGCAGGTGCGGCAGGCCGTGGAGAGCACCCAGCGGAGCCGGGGCGCGCAGAACCTGACGGAATCGCGCGGGAGCGAGGAGCGCACGCAGAGCGGGCGGCGGTTCGCGTCCGAATGGGCGGGGAACCTGCCACAGGTGCTGACGGAGGACGCCTACGTCCGGCGGCTGAAAGAATTGCGCGTGAATCCACAGGCGACGGACAGCCGGACGGTGACGGGCACGGCCTACAACAAGGAGAGCGGCAAGCTCGACGTGATCGTCCGGGGAACAGACGGCAAGACGGAGACGATCCCGGCGGCGAAGGCGGCCACGACGGCGCGGCAGGAGCGGCTCATGGATCTGGCGGCGGACGTGGGCGAGGCGGGGCCGCAGATGTTCGCGGCCATCCGCGACGGGCAGGACGTGGAGACGTATGCGCGGCAGTGGAAGAACGCCTATACCTACGGCGAGAGCAACATCCCGCGCGCCTACGCGATGCAGTCGGACGCGGTGAAGTATCTGACAGCGGAGCAGCGGGACATTGCATATGAGGCGGGCAAGGCCGCCTTTGAGCAGAAACAGGCGCAGGCACGCGAGAAGCGCGCGGCAAAGGGGAACGATACCCCCAAGGCACAGAAGGGCACTGTAAAGCTCACAGGGGCCGTTATCGGCGGCAAGCGGTATGACGGGGTGAGCAAAGCGTCGCTGACGGAGCGGCAGCGGGCGAACCTCAAGGTGCTGGGGCAGGTCGCGCAGGCGACGGGCGTTGACATCGTGCTCTATCAGAGCCGGGCGAACGCGCGCGGCGAGTACGAGGGGCAGAACGGCGCCTACAAGGACGGCACGCTCTATCTCGACATCAACGCGGGGCGCAACCGCGTGGGGGATCTGAGCGAGGTGGCCGTGGTGCGGACGGCGGCGCACGAGCTGACGCACTTTATTCAGGACTACAACCCGGCGGCTTACGCGGAGTACCGCGACTATGTGGTGGGGCTGCTCACGGAGGAGCAGGGCATGGACTTCGACGCGCTGGTGGAGCACAAGCAGGCGCTGCAGAACGACCTGAGCTATGACGAGGCCGTGGACGAGGTGGTGGCGGACGGCAGCGAGATGCTGCTGCGCGACACGGCGGCGGTGCAGCGGCTGGCCGAGGAGAACCGGGGGCTGTTCCAGAAAATCCGGTCGTGGCTGCGCAAGTGGCTCGAGAACATCAAAAAGGCGTTCGGCGGCGTGGGCGCGGAGCACGCGGAGGCGAAAGCTCTCGAAAAGCACCTCGAGGAGCTGCAGAAGCGCTGGGACGACGCCCTCGTCGGCGCGTCGCGGAACCTGCAGCGGAGCAAGGCAGAAGCGGCGGAGAGCGACGGCGAGAAAGCGTCTGTGCGCGGAAAATACTGGCGGCCGGATCTCAATCGGTCGGAATGGAGTCTTCTGAACCGGCGGCTGGAGGAAGAAATCGAAAGTTCCGGACAGTATCTTGACGAATCGACGAAATGGCTGTATGCTGATGAAAAAGGCGTACAGGTGTTCGCTTTGTACGGCATCGGCGACGGCACGGAGGCCACGCCGCTGTACGCGGTTGGCGGGAAGCAGGCCAGATATGCGGCATCCCTTATGCAGGATGTTATTGAGGAGGTTGGAAGAAGTGACGGAAACGCAGAAGGATTTGATTCATGGGCTGAAAATCTTCGGAGCAAAAACGGGAACTATCGTAGAAATTATGCTCAGGCTGGAGACGGAAAGCCAGCAGGAAGAAATGCTGGGCTACATGGTAGATCACAGGGACGCAACACCGGAAAGCCTGCTGGAGATGGCAAGGGCAAGTCGTCCGGCGTAAGGGAAAAGTTCTCCCTGCGGGACAGCGCGGGGCGCGAGCTGACGGCGGCGCAGCAGGATTACTTCCGCGACAGTCAGGTGCGGGACGCGGACGGGAATCTGCTGGTCATGTATCACCAGACAGAGGGCGCGTTCACAGTGTTCGATACCCGGCACAAGGGCGCGGGAACCGGCGACGATGAAACGCCGTTCGGCATCTTCCTGAAAAGGACAGCGCGGGACATAGGCGTCCGCGGAAAGAACCAGATGGAGCTTTACGCGAACATCCGCAACCCGCTGCGCGTGCGTGATCGCGCGGAGCTGGTCGAACGGCTTCGCGAGCTGTCCGGAACATACGCGGAGCTGAAAGACCAGTCGGGGAAGATCGACAAGGAATACGGCGCGAAGTTCGCAGAAGCGAAGGCCGCTTTCAAAAACTTCCTTTTGCAGTGGCGCAAGGAAAACCCGGATGCACCGAGCCGGGCGGCCTATGACGCGGAAGGTTTTGATGCCGCATTCGACGCAGAGGACAACGTGGTAAAGGAATGGACGCAGAAGAAAGACGAGCTTGCGCTACGTGCGAAAGAGGCCATTACCGACGCGCTGCGCAAAAACGGCTATGACGGCGTGATTCTGGAGAGTGACCGTGGCAGCTGGGGGCGCAGCACGGATGCCTACATTGCGCTGGACGCGAATCAGGTGAAGAACGTCACGAACCAGAACCCGACGGAGGATCCGGACATCCGGTATTCCGCGCGGGATTATGGGTTGACGGAGGACGAGGAACATGCTATCGTCAGTTATAAGTCGGGCGACAGCTACTCGCTGAACGGGAAGCTCGCGACGGGCGGGGAGCTGACAGAGCTGCAGAGGTCGCTGCGCGACCATCTGGACACGGCGCTGGAGAAGCTGCCGGTCTACCGGGGAACGGTGTACCGGCACTACGACTTCGATTCTTTCGGCGGGTACGACGCAATGGCGGAGTTCCTGTCGCAGTTCACAAAGGGCAGAGCTGTGCCGATGAGCAGTTATCTGTCGGCCAGCACGGTGCGCAACGAGGATCGGACGAACGGCGAGTATACGGTCGACATGGTGATCCAGTCCGAGACGGGGCGCAGCCTGAACGGTTTCGGCCGGAACACAGAGAATGAGGTGCTGCTGTCGAGGACGACCGAGCTGATCGCCGATTCTATGGAGCTTATCAGCCCACACAAAGTGAGAATTACAGCACGGGAGGTTGTAAAAAATGGAACAGGAACGGCCGCCGATTCTGCATCAGTTGGTGTGCGCGACGTGCGAGAAAGCGCACAGAGAACTGACGGATTGCGACAAGTATCCGGACGGAATCCCGGAGGAGTACAGACGGAAAGTGGAAGGTCTGCCGGACGAGACGGGAACACCGGACTGCCCGGACTACGAGAGGGAACACGACCCGGATCGATGGGCGAATCCGGAGTGGAAAGCGATTATCGAGCAGCTGAGGAAGGGCTGAAATACCAGCCGAGGGAGCAGAGCGTGAGCGACCGGCAGATTCTGGCGAACGCGCTGGAGCGCGTGGCGCAGAACGAGCGGGAGAGGTCCATTCTCGCGGACTACCGGGAGAAGGCCGCCAAGATGGCCTTTTATGAGAGGGAGCTGGCTAAGCGCGAGCAGAAGATCGCCGACCACCGCAGCGGCAAGGCAGTCCTCGAGCCGGACAAGATCCGGCGGGCGGAGGTCTCGGCGCAGAAGTATGCCGCGCTGATCAGCCAGCAGGACGAGCGGCTGCTGCGGCTGGAGAAGCTCAAGCCGCTGCGCGACGTGGTGACGCGGGAGCGCGACTACATCGCCGAGCGGCTGCGCGGCGCCGCGGAGGAGAAGAGCCGCTACACGGAGGAATTCGAGCGGCAGCTGAGCGAGGAGCGCAGGCGCGGCGAGGAGCGGCTGCAGCAGTACCGCAAAGGCCGCGAGGAGCGCGACGACATCCGCGTGGAGCGGCGGCAGATCGAGAAGCTGGCGAAGCGGCTGACGACGTATCTCGAGGAGAACACGGACAAGAAGCACATCCCGGAGGCGCTGAAAAAGCCGATCGGGGAGCTGCTGCAGTCGCTGGACTTCTCGTCGAGAACAAAGCTCTCGTCCGGGGCGGCGACGAAGGCCGACCTCGCATACATCCGGTCGATGCAGCGGATCGAGGCCGTACTCGCGGCGCAGGAGCGGTTCGACGAGACGGGCGAGGGCGGCGACCTGATCACGGGGACGCTGGATCTGCCGAAGGGCTTCCGCGAGGCGCTGACGGAGCAGATCGAGCGGGTGCAGACGATCATGGAGACGCACCAGCCGGGCGAGCGCGCGGTCATGCGGATGAATCTCACCGACCTGCGGAAGCTGAAGACGATGCTCTCGACGCTCTCCAGCGCGGTGACGAAGATGAACGAGCTGTTCGCAAACGGACGGTTCCGGCACGTCGACCAGGCGGCGCAGGACACGATTTTTACGCTGCGCGAGAAGGGACAGCACCAGTCGCTCCTGCCGAAGGTCGAGAGCTTCGTCCGGTGGGACAACACGCTGCCGTGGTACGCGTTCCAGCGGCTGGGCGAGGGCGGACAGTCCATCTTCGCGGAGCTGCAGGACGGCTGGGACAAGCTGGCGTTCAACACGCAGAAGATCCTCGAATTCCGCAAGGAGCTGATCGACGACAAGACGGCGCGCAAGTGGGACACGGAGGTACACGAGGTCGAGCTGACCGACCAGGACGACAACACCGTCAAGGCGAAGCTGACGACGGCGCAGCTGATGAGCCTTTACTGTCTCTCGCGGCGCAAGCAGGCGCTGGGGCATCTGCTCGGCGGCGGCATCCGGCCGGCGGATATCGAGCTGACGGCGAACATCAAAGACAAGGTGCTGAAAAAGACCGAGAAGCAGGACACGCACTATCACCTGACGGACGAGCGGCTGGGGCAGCTGCTGGGTCTGCTGACGGACGAGCAGCGCGAGATCGCGCAGAAGATGCAGAAGTACATGACGGAGCAAGGCGCGACGTGGGGCAACGAGATCACGATGGCGCGCTGGGGCTACCGGGCGTTCACGGAGGAGAACTATTTCCCGCTGACGACAGACCGTGAGGACCGGCCCGCCCGCGCGGACGACGCGTCGGAGGGAAGCCTTTACCGGCTGCAGAACATCTCGGCGACGAAGCCGCTGACGCAGAACGCGAACAACGCGGTGATGCTCTACAGCATCTTCGACGTGTACGCCGACCACATGGCGGACATGGCCAAGTACAACGCGATGGTGCTGCCGATCCTCGACGCGCAGAAGTGGTACAACTACAAGGAAGGCCACAAGAACGAGGCGGGGCAGGTGAGCACATGGACGGTGCAGCGGACGCTGACGCAGGTTTACGGGCGGGACGCGAACCGATTCGTGATCCAGTTTCTGAAGGACCTGAACGGCGTGAAGGAAAACGGCGCGCGGGGCGAGGGTCTTGCGAAGAAGATGATCCAAAACTACAAGCGGGCGGCGGTCGCGGCCAACCTGCGCGTAGCGCTGCTGCAGCCGACGGCGTATGTGCGCGCGTCGGCGGTGCTGGATGCGAAGTATCTGACGCGCGCCTTCGGCGAGCGGACGAGCACGAAGGAAGCGACGGCGGAGATGCTGGCGCGCAGCGGCATCGGCCTGTGGAAGAGCATGGGCATGTTCGACACGGACGTCGGCCGGAGCATCCGCGACCAGATCAAGGGCAAGGGCAGCGCGGTGGAATCGCTCGTGGACAAGACGATGGTGCTCGCGGAGAAGGGCGACAGCATCACGTGGGCGCGGCTCTGGCGCGCGTGCAAGCTGGAGGTCGCGGACAAGCAGCACCTCTCGGGCGAGCAGCTGCTGGACGCGACGGCGAAGCGGTTCCGCGAGGTGATCTACCGGACGCAGGTGATCGACAGCACGATGACGCGCAGCCACATGATGCGCTCGGGGTCGACGTTTGCGGCGATTTTCACGAGCTTCATGTCGGAGCCGACCGTCTCCTACAACCTCATCATGACGGCATCGGAGAAGATCTGGGAGGACACGAAGAAGTACGGCGCGAAGATGGCCGTGAAGCGCAACTGGAAGACGGCGGGGCGGGCGTGGCAGGCGTACATCCTGTCGGCGGTGGCGTCGGCGATGGTGGAAGCGCTGGCGGACGCATGGCGCGATCCGGGCGACGACAAGGACACGCAGAAGCTGCTCAACGCCTTCCGCGACAACCTCGGAAGCAACCTCAACCCGCTCAATAAGCTGCCGGGCCTGCGGGACATCTTCTCGATTTTCGAGGGGTACGACACGAACCGGACGGACATGGCGGCGTTCAGCAACCTGAACAAGGCCATCGCCATCTGGAAGGAGACGGTCCAGCTCGCTGAAGGCACGATCGACGAGGCGACGGACACGACGTACCACGGGAACATGACGATCTACGGCAAGGTCTATAAAACGGCGCAGGCGCTGTCACAGCTGAGCGGCCTGCCGGTGTCGGCGACGATGCGCGAGGCACAGGCGCTCTGGAACAACACGGTGGGCCGGTGGGCGCCGGGGCTGAAACAGAAGACCTACGACAACGAGAAGCAGCGGCTCATCCAGAAGGCCGGAACGGCCATGTGGAACGGAGACAAGGACGCATGGCAGGATGCATACGCGGCGCTGGAGCAGTACATGCTCGCAGACGGCAAGAGCAAGCGCGAGGCGGAGAGCGCCGTCTACAGCGAGATGCGCAAGGCCGTGAAGGATTCGTATCTCGCGGGCGAGCTGACGGAGACGGAAGCGCGGCAGAAGCTCGTGGACTTCCTCGGATCGGACGCGGAGAAGGCCGCGCAGCAGGTCACGAGCTGGAAAAACGGCTCGGAGTTTGCGAAGGAGGTCGGGTTCGAGTACGGCGAGATGCGCAGCGCCTATGAGACGGGACGGATCCAGAAGAGCGAGGCGGTGCGCCTGCGCCAGAAGTACGGCGGCGAGACGCAGGACGAGGCCGAGAGCAAGGTGCGGTACTGGGATTTCTGCATCGAATATCCGCAGTACGACGACATCAGCGAAGCGCGGGCGAACAAGTACTACGACTACTGCCGGCAGGCGGGCGTGGGCGTCGCGGCGTATTACAAGGCGGCGCAGTACACGGCGGCCATCGTGAGCGAGAAGGACGAGAACGGCAACAACGTCTCCGGCTCGGTCAAGCGGCAGTACGTGGAGTACATCCAGTCGCTGGGGCTCTCGGCAGCGCAGCAGAAGGCGCTGTGGCAGGCGCTGAAAAACGCGACGTGGAGCGACAAGGGGACGCCGTGGGAGTAAAACTTCATCAAAGGCCACGGCCTTTGATGAGTAAGATTCGCTCCGAACCGCGCGTTTCCGTGCGTTGAACGCACGGAAACACACTCTCTCCGCGCAAGGTGTTTTTTGCGACGTACACGCCGCCGCAAAAAACGATTTGACTTTATTCGCGCCGCTGCGGCGGCGCGAACTCTGTGAGACATGAAATGGCAGCCCCGGAGGGATAACCTCCGGGGCTGTTGTGGGTATTCAGGACTTTATCTTTTGAAGGAGCGTTCCGACAGAGAACGGAAGAGTGGGCAGGGTATTTGACCGGTAGCGCTTCATGAAGTCTAAAACGGTTACACCCGTCAGTTCGTCCGTGTCGATGTCCCTCAAGTAGATAATACCGGCTTCGCTGTCGTCACCATAGGAATTGTCTCTATCTCCAAGGGCGACATACAGAACGTCGTATTTGGCATCGTAATCAAATTGCAGGCTTGCCCTCTGCGACATATAATGCATCTCCCTTCGAGCTGCCGCTGCGCGGATTTTTAGCGGTTTCCCTCACGGCAAATCTATTCTACCACGAAGGAGACCTCCAGACAAGAAATTTTTGGATTTGGGGTTGACAAACGTATCCACGTAATATATTATAAACGTGGATACGGAAATGGAGGTGAACATGTGTCTCCTAAAGGACGGCCGACGGACGACCCGAAAACCCTGAATACAAGAATCCGGTTATCCGAAGAGGATACAAAGCGACTTGAGTTCTGTGCAGAAGCGCTGGGAATCACAAAGTCGGAAGTGATTCGGCGGGGAATCAAGGAAGTCTATGACGGACTAAAAAAATAACAGAAACGCCCTCCAGTCGAAAGTTGAGCGTTTCTGCTATTGAACCAGAGGTTTCCCAACTGGATAAATTCATTCTATCACAGTGGGAGCCTCCAGACAAGAATTATTTTGGAGGTTTATTATGGAAAATCGAATCACGCTGTTGGAGCAGATTGAGAGACTGCTGGCGCTGGCCAGCGAGGAGCAGCTGCGGATCCTGTATGTGGCCGCGCTGTACCTTGTGTAAGGGGGGTGGCGGCATGAACGATCTGACGGTGTTTCAGAACCCGGAGTTCGGGGAGCTGCGGACGGTGGAACAGAACGGAGAAATATGGTTCTGCTTGGCTGACATTTGCAGACCGCTGGGAATCCGCGCATGTGATTGCAGGACAAGACTTAAAGTCGACGGTACCGATAGTATCGTTACCGTCGATAGGGCAGGGAGAAAGGCCACTATGACCTTCGTCAACGAGGGCAATCTGTACCGGGCCATCTTCCAAAGCCGCAAGCCGGAGGCCGACCGCTTCACCGATTGGGTGACGGAAGAAGTTCTCCCCAGCATCCGCAAAACGGGCCGGTACGAAAACCGCCCCATGACCGTGGCGGAGAACCTGGCGGCGCAGGCGCAGCTGCTGGTGGAGCAGGAGAAGCGCATTGCCCGCATCGAGCAGCGGGTGGAAACGGCACTGACGGCCATCGCCCGCCCCAGCGAGGACACATGGGTGGAGGACATGAAGGCGGCCATCGCGGGGTACTGCCGCGCGACGGGGCTGACGGAACCGGCGGGGCGGGGGCGGCTCTACGCGATGCTCGACCGGGAGGCCAGCTGCAATACGGACGCCCGGCTCCGGCGGCTGCGCCAGCGGCGGAAGGAGACGGGGGAGCGCCGGCGGGACTACATGGCGCTCACGAAGCTGGACGCCATCGCAGTGGATCAGAAGCTGCGGGTGGCCTTTGAGGGGCTCGTGGCCCGGGAAAACGCCCGCGCCGCGCAGAAGGACGAAATTGCCAAGCGCTTGTGAATATGGAGAAACAGCCCGGCTTGTGGGGAGAAAACCCACGGGCCGGGCTGTTATACTGTGGAGGATGAAGGGAGGGAGAGACCATGTATCGAGGAACGATGTAATCATCAGTTCTTCTACCGAGGGCTCTAATAAGAAGTTCAAGATTTCAGTGGACGATACAGGCGCAATCTCTGCAACGGAGGTATAACCCACTAACCCCGCCCTGACGGGCTTAATTTACATGCGCAATGCGCAGAGAGGAGTAAAACATGAAAGAAAACGCAATCAAAGCCGTGCTTGCGGCAGCGCTGGGGGCGCTGGTATCCTACGGCACGCAGCTCATCGTCCCGGCGATCATCCTTGTCGCGGTGATGGTGCTGGACTACATCACCGGCATGGCCAAGGCGTGGCAGGCCGGAGAGCTGAGCAGCCGCGTCGGCATCGGCGGCATCCTGAAAAAGGTCGGCTATCTGGTGATCGTCGCGGTGGCCTGCGTGCTGGACTGGCTGGTGCGGTATGGTGCGGATCAGATGGGACTGGACTGGCGGCTGGATTTCCTGATCGCGTCTATTGTGGTGATCTGGCTGGTGATTAACGAGCTGATCTCGATTTTGGAGAATGTGGCCGCGCTGGGCGCGCCGGTGCCGGGATTTCTGCAGAGTCTGATTAAGCGGCTGAAGGTGAGTGTGGAGGACAAGATTCCGGCGGGCAACGAGGAGGGTTAAGATGAACATCGTAGAGAAAACCTACAAATGGGCGCACGAACTGTCTGCCCGTCAGGTCACGAACCTGATCATCCTGCACCACGCTGCGGCCAAATCTTGTACGGCAGCGGATGTACACAACTGGCATCTTAACCGGGGGTGGGCTGGCATCGGCTACCACTTTTTTGTCGGCAAGGACGGCAGCGTCACGCGTGGCCGTCCGCTCTGGGCAGTCGGCGCGCACGCCGAAAGCTGCAACTGGCGCTCTGTCGGCGTGTGCTTCGAGGGCGATTACCAGGCCGAGACGGAGATGCCCGCCGCGCAGCTGCAGGCCGGTCGTGAGCTGGTGCAGTATCTCAAGGCTAAGCTGGGCGTGGATCGTGTGGTTGGCCACCGCGACGTTGCAGTGGCGGGGACGAGCTGCCCCGGCCAGTATTTCCCGTTCGATGCGATTTGTGCGACGGACAACAACAACACTAATACCGAGGAGGATATTATCATGGTAGCAACTCAGATGATCGGCAACGGCGACCGTGGCAACGCGGTGCGCAGCATGCAGGGTGCGCTCATCGCGCAGGGCTATAAGTGTGGCAGCTACGGCGCGGACGGTATCTGCGGCGCGGCGACCGTGGCGGCGATCAAGGCTTGTCAGCGCGCAAACGGCCTGACGGCGGACGGCATCTGCGGCCCCGACACGTGGGGTGCGCTGCTGGCCAAGTAATCTTAACAGCGAAAAAACTTGACGGAAAACGAGCCGTGCGGTAGAATATTGACATAGCAGCGCCGCAAGGTGCAGCAACACCGCCGAGGTGGGGATCAGGCGCCCCGCTTCGGCGGTGTTGTATTTAAAATGCACACGAAAATGCACACGAACGACACAGAAGTGTTTAATACCAATAGTTTTAAAGGGAATTAGGCAGGGTTGAAAGCCCTGGTCGCTGTGGAGCTGCAACTCCGCAGCGACCCTCTTTTTCTCTTTGCGCATAGCAAGGCGGATCGTGTCCAGCACAAGGTTAACCGTTTGTTCTGTGCCAGTCTTAT